ACCACGATCACACGAGTGGCGACGACGTCTTCATCGGCGGCCCCGACGTGACTATCTCGACCGGTCTTCACCTGCCGAAGACTGAGACGATTCAGGTAATGATCGATGCGGGTGATTCGCTGTACGCGGTGGCGGATGGCGGCTCGGTCGAGGTCCACGTCCTCCAGGTCAAGCGATAGGCGGATGCCGTACTTCATCACGGATACGAGCCCGGACTGTGACGGCTGGGCGACGATCAAGGACGACGGCGAGGTTATCGGTTGTCACGAGTCGAAGCAGGCCGCGATCGATCAGATGGTCGCCGTGTCAATCGCTGAGGGTATGGAGCCGGGCGGCGAGCGGAACCTTGACGGTCCTCCGGCGATCATCGTCGATATCGATGGCACGCTCTTGACGTTCGAGGGTGATCCCATCGGGAACGTCGTCGAGTTCGTCGACGAGTATGAGGGCGAGGTCATCATCGTCACGGCGCGCCTCGAGGATGAGCGGGATACGACGATCGCCGAACTCGACGCGGCCGACGTGGACTGGGACCAGCTCTTCATGAAGCCGAACGCTGACGCGGATTCGGTCGCGTTCAAGTCGGAAACGGTGAAGGATCTCCTCGACGTTTACAACATCGAGCTTGCGATTGAGAATGATGAGGACGTGCGCGCCGAGTATGCGCGGATCGGGATCACGGTCCTCGCGCCCGACGCGGTCGATCCCGAGTTGCCGGAGATGGTCGAGCGCCAGGTCGATCTGACGCTTCCCGCGTATATTCGCGATGCGGCTGCGCGTGGCCTAGAGCTTCGCGCCGAGGGCTTCGGCGGTGATGGGCTGGTCGAGCGGACGATCCGCGAGGCGCGCCTGATGGCTGCGGGCGAGGTTTCTGAGGATAAGGTGATTCGCGTGGCGGCGTGGGCTGCTCGGCACCTCGTCGACCTTGACGCTCCGCAGAACTCTGATCCGGACGCTGATGGCTGGCCAGGAGCGGGCGCGGTCGCGTTCTACCTTTGGGGTATTGACCCGCTGGATCCGCAGCCGGCGATTGAGTGGTTCGAGCGGAAGCGCGAGCAGATTCTCGAGGAGGAGATGGAGGAGGATCGGCGCTGGTATGGGTCGCTCTCGGTTCGCGAGCGGCCCGGTGCTACCCTGTTCCGTATGGAGAACGGCGTAGAGCAGCGGCGGATCAATGTCAACGAGTTCGAGATTCGCGAGGCTGCGGACGGTAACGGGATGACGTTCACGGGGTATGGCGCGGTGTTCAACTCGCCGAGCCAGCCGCTTCCGTTCACGGAGCGGATCGCGCCTGGCGCTTTCTCGCGGTCGCTGCGCTCGCGGAACGAGATCAAGCTCTTCGTCAACCATGACACGAGCCGCGTGCTCGCATCGAAGCGCGCTGGCACTCTGCGACTCGCGGAGGATTCGCACGGTCTCCGCGTCGAGGCTGACCTGCCGGAGACGACGGACGGCCGCGACATGGCGGTCCTGCTGAAGCGCGGCGATGTGGATTCGATGAGTTTCGGCTTCTCGGTTCCGAAGGGTGGCGATTCGTGGAGTGATGATGGCCAGGAGCGCGAGCTGCGCGAGGTCAGGCTTCACGAGGTGTCGATCGTGACGGGCTTCCCCGCGTACGAGGCTACGAGCGCGAGCGTGCGGAGCCTTGACGGCCTCGTCGACGCGACGGGCCTCGAGGCTGAGAAGCTGAATCAGGCTCTCTCCGCGCTTGAGAATGGCGAGACGCTGAACGATGAACTCGCGAGCGTTCTCGATCAGGCTGTGACGAAGCTGCGCGCGTCTCGGGATGATGCGGCGGCGGCTCTGGCGCTGAAGCAGAAGCAGCTCGACGTGCTGCTGGCCCGAGTCTAGAAACCGCTTTTTCTCGGGTTATCCTATGGGTGTCTAGCGCGGAGCCGCGTTTGGCATCGGTTACGCGGAGCCGCGGCCGGCAATCCCAACGATTCCCATGAAAGGGGAAGATGGTGTCCGATTACATCAAGCGCCAGCACGATCTTCGCCAGGCCGCGTGGCATGAGGCGAAGCACCTGCTCGAGGCGGCGGCCGCGGAGAACCGCGACCTGAACGCTGAGGAGCAGGAGAAGTACGATCGCATCTCGGGCGAGCTCGACTCGCGCGCTGCGATCATCGAGCAGCTGAAGGCTGACGAGGAGCGCGCCGCGCGCCTCGACGCCGTGGCTGCCGAGATCCGCACGGACGAGGAGCCGGGCGACGACACCGAGGCCGAGCAGATCCGCTCGCTGGCCCGCGGTGAGGTCCGCTCGGTCAACTTCGAGAAGCGCGACGTGACGACCACCTCGACGGGCGCTCCCGTCCCGACCTCGTTCTACGATCAGGTCATCATGCGTGCCCGCCTCGTGGGCCCGATGCTCGACATCGGTACCGTCCTCAACACCGCCGGTGGAGAGACGATCGAGGTTCCGAGCCTGTCGACGTACTCGACCAGCTCGACCGTGACGCCGCAGGCCGGCATCATGAGCGAGTCCGATCCGGTCTTCAACTCCTTCGTCGAGCTGAAGGCGTACAAGTACGGCTTCCTCATCCAGGTCAGCCGCGAGATGATCGAGGACTCCGGCGTTGACCTCCTCGGCTTCCTCGCCGATCAGGTCGGCAACGCGGTTGGCTACAACGTCAACAACGCTCTGACGACTGGCACCGGCACGGTGCAGCCGAACGGCATCGTCACCGCTGCCGGCTCCGGCATCACGGGCGGCACGGGCGTCTCCGGTGCGTTCACCGCCGACAACCTGATCGACCTCTACTACAGCCTGGACGGCGCCGCGCGCCTGCTCCCGGGTGTGGGCTGGATGGCGAACGGCGCGTCGATCGGTGCCATGCGGAAGCTGAAGGACACCGCCGGGAACTACGTGTTCTCGCCGGCGCTCGACGGCAACAACCGCGACCTGCTTCTCGGCCGGCCGGTGTTCGAGAACCCGCACATGAGCAACGCGGGCACGGCCGTGAAGTCGGTCCTCTGCGGCCACCTGCCGTCGTACTTCGTCCGCATGGTCGGCGGCATCCGCCTCGACCGCTCGGACGAGTACGCCTTCAACCAGGATCTCGTGACGTTCCGCGCCACGATGCGGGTCGACGGCAACCTGCCGCAGACCTCGCACGTCAAGTACTTCATCGGCGGCGCGTCCTAGTACGCACCTCCGACGTACGCGGTACCATTGGGCCGTCCCCTTCGGGGGGCGGCCCTTTGGCTTTCTAGGGAGGGAACCCTATGGCGAATCGTCAGGCGCGACGTAAGGCGCAGAAGACTGGCGCGAATCCTGATGCGCTCTCGATCACGATCGCGAGCAACTCGCCCTTCGCGGCTACGGGATACGGGACGCAGACGGCGCAGCTCTCGACGCGGCTGAAGCGTGACGGGCATCGTGTCGCCGTCGCGTGCAACTTCGGCTTGCAGGGCTCGGATACCGAGTGGAACGGCATAAAGCTGTTTCCGTGCGGCATTGCACCGTACTCCGACGATATTCTCATGGCTCACTCGCAGCATTGGGCGAGTGGTGCTGATCTGCCGAGTCTCGTGATGACGCTCTTCGATGTGTGGGCGCTGAAGAATCCGAGCATCGCGCAGATCCCGCATATCGCGGCGTGGGTGCCGATCGATCATAAGCCGGCGCCGCCCGAGGTGTCGGAGTGGCTGAAGCGTGAGAACGTGCTGCCGATCGCGATGAGCCGGTTCGGCGAGCAGATGATGGCGCTCGACAATATCGAGTGCTTGTACGCGCCGCACGCTTTCGATGGGAACATCTTCAAGCCGACACCGAGCATCACGGACGCGACGGGGAAGAAGATCACGGGCCGCGATCTGATGGGCCTCGATGAGAATCCGAATACATTCGTCGTGATGATGAACGCGGCGAATAAGGGGAAGACGCCGCCGCGGAAGTCGTGGGGCGAGAATCTCCTCGCGTTCGGAATGTTCGCGAATGAGAATCCCGACGCGATGCTCTACTTGCACACGGACGAGTCGGATGCGCTCGGCGGGGTGAATCTGCATAGGCTGATCGCGGCGTGTGGGATCCGGCCCGAGCAGGTCCGCTTTGTGAATCAGTACCTCTACAGGATGAATATGCCGCCGCAGGCGCTCGCGGCGCTCTATACCGCGGCGGATGTTCTCTTGGCTACGAGTGCTGGCGAGGGTTTCGGGGTGCCGACGATTGAGGCGCAGGCGTGCGGGACGCCGGTTATCGGATCGAAGTGGGCCGCGACCGAGGAGCTCGTCGGCGATGGTTGGGTGATTGATGGACAGCCGCTTTGGGATCCGTTCCAGCACTCGTGGTTCTTCACGCCGCATGTGTCGCAGATCGTTCGCGCGCTCTGGGACGCTTACGAGCGGAAGGATCGCGGACCGAGCAAGACGGCGATCGAGTTCGCTGCGGCATACGAGGCGGATCGCGTCTTCGACGAGTATTGGCGGCCGATCATGCGGACGCTCTCCGAGTGGGTCCGATGAGGCTCGGCGTCATCACGACGCACCATCCCGTCTCGACGGATCAGGGCGAGGCGTGGCTGCCGGGCGCGTATCGTGGCGGCGCGGAGATGAGCGATGCCGAGTATCTGGCGGCAGCCCCAGAGGGTGTGGAGTGGTGCTACACGACGCCGGAGGATGCGGCCGCGTTTGATCGGATCCTCATCACGAGCATCGATCACTTGCAGCCGGCCGAGTGCGAGTACCTGGCCACGCTCGAGCCTGTCGTCTTTCTGCATCACGAGGTCGCAGGCTTGCCGCATAGGAAGACGCTGCTTGAGGCTGCGCGGTGCGTAATGCTTCACACTCCGGCGCACGAGGAGAGGACGACGGCGTGGTGCGAGCCGCGGCGCATCGAGCTCGTCCTGTCCGCGATCGAGGTTCCCGAGTTGCCGACTCTTGAGGTGCGCGAGTGGGTCGCGCTAGTGGCGTGCCGTAATCATCCGTTGAAGGGCATCAAGAATGCGCGTGTCTGGGCGGCGCGGAATCGGATGCCGCTCGAGGTGATGACGAACGCTCCGCGCGGCGAGGTGTTGGATCGGATGCGCGAGGTGGAGATGTTTGTGCATCTTCCGCTCGCGTTCGAGTCTGAGGGGCGAGCCGTGATGGAAGCCGTCTTGTCGGGCTGTCAGGTCGTCACGAATGATCTTGTCGGCATCACGAGCGTGCCGGAGTGGGATGTAGCCGATGTGCTACGCGCGCGGATCGCGGCCGCTCCTGGCGCGTACTGGGGAGCCGTATGCAACCCGTGAGGATTAGCGTGGTCACGGCGGCGTGGGGCCTCGGGTGGGCGCAGTTCGTCGACGGATGGTGGGACGCGATCGAGCGCATGACGCGCCTGCCTGATGAGATCGTCATCGCGTACGAGGATCCAGATCTTGCGCGCCTATCGGAATCGTGTCGCAGTATCGCCGGCGTCGACGTGACAGGGATCGTCCTCGAGCCTGGCGGCTTCACGAACTATTGGAATCAAGCGATGCGCGCGGCGACGGGCGATTGGATCGTGCCGGTATGTATCGATGACCGAACTCTGCCTGACGCTTTGACCGAGATCCCTGCGGCTGACGCGGCTGGCGCAGAGCTCCTGGTCGATGCGATCGAATGGAAGTACGGCGGCGATGTGTGGCGCGGCTATTGGGACGCTGCTGCGATTGGGCGCGTGTTGACGCTGCCGGGTGCTGCGCCGTTCAAGCGGAGCCTCTTTGATCGCGTGGGCGGCTTCCGCGAGGATATCTACTCGAGCGATTGGGCGTTCTATATGGACGCGGCTGCGCTCGGCGTTGTGACGTATCAGGCGTCGACGGTGCGGATCGTATTCGATGAGGGCAATGCGCATTCGACGCGGAGCGGTGTCCAGCTCGACGCTGAGACGCGGCGCCACGCTGACGCGCAGATGGTCGCGCTCGCCGAATCGTTGGGGCTGCGCTAGTGCGCATCGTCGTTACGGGATCGCGCGGCAACATTGGGCGGCCACTCGTCCGCGCGCTCCGCGAAGCTGGGCATACCGTCCTCGAGATCGACGCGCGACAAGGCTACCGCGACGGCTACCTCACGGCCGACATTCGCAATGCTGGCGATCTCTTGCCCGTCCTCGAGTTTATCCCCGACGTGATCTTTCACCTAGCGTCGATGGTCAGCCGCGTGACGTGCGAACGCTCGCCCATAGTTTCCGTCGACGTGAACCTTCACGGATTGCAGAACATTATCGAGATCGCGAAGTGGACGGGCGCGCGGCTCGTCTACTTCTCCACGAGCGAAGTCTATGGCGACATTGACGTGACGATGCGCGAAACGATGCCGTGCCATCCGAACAATCGTTACGGCCTGACGAAACTCCTCGGCGAGCGCCTCGTCGAGTACGAAGTCGACCATCACGGCCTCGACGCGGTGACGCTGCGGCCGTTCATGATGTATGACGAGAATGAGGAGTCGGGCGATCATCGGTCGGCGATGATCCGGTTCGCGCATGATCTGGCGCGAGGCTTGCCGATAAGTGTGCATAAGTGCAGCGCGCGCGGATGGTTTCACGTCTCGGATGCGGTGCGCGCGATTATGGCCGCTGCTGATGTTGAGGACTACTACGTCATCAATATCGGACATCCGGATATCCGGCCGATCAGCGAACTCGCCGAGATGATCCGAACTAGACTAGACGCAGCGCCCGAACTAGTCATTGAGCAGGATCAGCCGGATCAGATGACGCTCATTAAGAATCCATCGCTGAAGCGGCAGACGAATCTCCTCGGCGTCGTGCCGTATGTGTCGCTCGAGGAGGGCGTCGACCGGGTATGTGCGGCTATGTGTCGGCGTATCGCGGATGCGGCGAGCGGCTAGGTAGACTGTAGGCATGGCGATCACGAATGGCTATTGCACGTTGGAGCAGGTGAAGGCCGCGCTCCGCATCACGGATAGCGTCGATAACACTCTCCTCGAGGGAGCCGTCGAGTCCGCCTCGCGTCTGATCGACGGCTACGCGATGCGAAACTTTTACCAGAGTGGCACCGTGACGCGGTACTTCTCCGCCGACTCGAGCCTGTACGTTCAGATCGATGATCTCGCTGGGACTGCGATCACGGTCGAGTCGGACAACTCGGCGGACGGGACATGGATCATCTGGGCGGCGACGGACTACCAGCTAGAGCCGCTGAACGGAACCCTCGACGGGATCGGCTGGGCGTATGATCGGATCCGCGCCGTAGGCGATTACGTCTTCCCGACGGGGAACGCTTTCTACGATGCCGGCGAAGCTCTCGTCAGGATTACGGGCGTCTATGGGTGGCCGAGCGTTCCGAAGGCTATCGAGGTCGCGACGATCATTCAGGCGACGCGGATCTTCAAGCGGTACGATTCGCCGCTCGGTGTCGCAGGTTTCGGCGATTTCGGCGCGGTCCGCGTGTCACGATTCCTCGATCCTGACGTGGAGCAGCTCGTCCATCCCTACAGGAAGATGCGGAACCTGTTCTGATGGCTACGGTGTCGCAGGTGAAGCAGGCGATCGCGTCGACGCTCGGCACGATCACGGGGCTTAGGACGTACGCGCGCCAGCCGGATAACGTGAACGTTCCGATGGCTTTCCCGAGTCTCCGGTCGATCGAATATCACGGATCGATGGGTAACGGCCTCGTGACGCAGAACTATGACATCACCGTCATCGTTGGCCGCGCTTCTGAGCGGAGCGCCGAGAACCTGCTGGACACTTACATGGCTTACGGGTCGGGCTCGGTTCGGTACGCGCTCGAGGCGGATCGCACGCTCGGCGGTACGGTCGAGACGAGCCTCGTCGAGTCGGCGGGGAACATTCAGACAATCGACGCGAACGACACGACCTACCTGGCCGTGGATTTCCGGTTCGTGGCGCAGACTAGGGGTTGATCGTGGCGAAGAAGTTCATCATCGTCGACGGCTTCATCGTGGCCGGTAAGGGCGGCGGCGAAGTCATCACGGAGAAGGATGTCGACCGTATCGATATCCTGCTGGAGTCGGGCAGGGTGATCCCTGCGAAGGCGAATACGTCCTCTACAATGAAGGACGCAACCGAAAGTCCGAAGGAGGACTGATATGGCTAAGCTCGTCCTCACGGACAGCAACATCACGCTCGGCGGCACGGACATCTCGTCCTACGTCGCTGCTGTCACGCTCACGTCGAGCGCGGCTGAGGTCGAGACGACCGCTTTCGGTCAGGGCGCCGTGACGCGCACGGGTGGCCTGAAGGATAACTCGGTCACGCTGTCGATTCATCAGGACTACAGCGCCGTCGAGGGCCTCGTGTACCCGCTGATCGGCAGCACGTCGACGATCGTGGTGAAGCCGAACGGCACCGCTGTCGGCTCTGCGAACCCGTCCTACACCGCGACCGTCCTCGTGACGGAGTGGACCCCGGTGAATGGCGCGGTCGGCGAGCTGAACACGGCCGACGTGACGTGGCCGATTTCGGGCACGATCACCAAGGCGACCTCGTAGTCTAGGCACCCGCGCTAGCGGGATGGGGGGAAGATGCAGGTCAAGTTCAAGATCAAGCCGAAGGGCGGCGTCGAGGAGACGATCACGGCCGAGCTCGTCGATGTGATCGCATGGGAAGAGCATTTCCAGCGATCATCGGCAACGCTCGACGGTGAGGGTGTCTTCGCGCGGGATTTCGTGTGGCTCGCGTGGCACGCCGTGAAGCGGCAGGGGAAGACGACGCTCGAGTTCATGGAGTGGGTCGCGACGCTGGATGAGATTGAGGGCGAGCAGGAAGGCCCTTTAGAGCCCTCGGAGAATCCTCCTCCCATTGGCTGATCGCGGGGCTCGCGTGCGAGACGGGTATCGCTCCGAGTCTCTTACTAGCGGAGTCTGAGCGTATGCTTTGGACGATGCTCGGGTATCTTCGTTGGCGCGCGATTCACTCGTCGAGGGCTGAGTAATGGCCGAGATCAAGGGCTTGCGGCAGGCTCTCGATACGCTCCGCGAGGTTGATCCGGTGCTGTATCGCGAGGGTCAGAAGATGCTGCGGAAGGATGCGAAGCCGCTGGTCGACGCTGCGCGTGCGAATGTGCCGCGCCAGTCTCCGCTGTCGGGGTGGAAGGCTGGAAGCGGTGGCGCTACTGAGCGGTCGGGACAGTCGAGGTTCCCGGCGTGGGAGACGGGCGCGCAGCGGAAGATCAATCTTCGCGTGCGTCGCGAGCGTGTCCGCGGTATGGGTGGTCGACGGATCCTTGTCCGTGTTGTCCAGGGCAGCGCCGCCGGCAGCGTGTTCGATATGGCTGGTCGGAAGAATCGCGGCAACCCGATCGATGTGAGTCTCCGCTCGGCGGGTTTCGGGTCGGCGTCGCGCAGTATGTGGCCGGCTGCCGATGCGAATCTAGCGACGGTTGAGAAGAGTGTGCGCGCGAGCGTTGAGGCAATGGAACGCTATATCAACGATCAGCTCGCGAAGAATCCGCGCTTGCCGCTTGGCTCCTAGAGCGCGCCCGTCGCACGGGTAGACTGTCCTTATGGCGATCATCATCCCTATCGGCGTTGACACGAGCGGCCTGAGGAAGCTCGATAAGGCGGGTGGGAGTCTCCGAAGGTTCGGGAAGATCGCGGCGGTGGCTGCGGGTGCGGCTGCTCTGGGTGGTCTGGTGAAGACGATCCAGATCGGGACGCAGGAGTTCATGGAGCAGCAGAAGGTCGCGGCGCAGACGGGTGCGGTGCTGAAGTCGACGGGCGGGATCGCGAATGTCACGTCGAAGCAGATGGAGACGCTCGCCGAGTCGTTGATGCGGAAGAGCGGTGTCGATGATGAGGCGATCCAGTCGGGCCAGAATCTGCTCCTCACGTTCACGAAGATCAGGAACGAGACGGGCAAAGGCAACGACATCTTCAATCAAGCGACGAAGGCTACGCTCGACCTGAGCGTGGCGATGGGGAAGGATCTATCCTCGTCTGCGATTCTCGTCGGTAAGGCGCTGAACGATCCCGTGAAGGGTGCGACGGCGTTGAGTCGTGCGGGTGTGCAGTTGACGAAGGGCCAGAAGGATCAGATCGAGGCGTTCGTCGATTCGGGTCGCGTCCTTGAGGCGCAGAAGATCATCCTCGCAGAGTTGACGACGCAGTTCGGGGGGAGTGCTGAGGCGGCTGGGAAGACGCTGCCGGGCCAGCTGAATATCCTGAAGCAGACGTTCAGCAATCTCGCGGGCGATCTCGTGAGTCGATTCCTTCCGAGTCTGACGGGTGTCGCGCAGAAGCTGACCGATTTCATTGGCGAGTTCGCTGCGGCTCCGACGCTGGTCGCGAAGATCAAGCTCGTCGTCGGGTCGATTGGTGCGATTACTTGGCGCGGCATCTCGAGCCTGTATGAGTGGTGGACGACGCAGGGCCGTGTCGAGTTGCCGGCGCGTGTTGTCTTGACGCCGAGCGGGAAGATGCAGTTCGATATCTTCTTCCGGAACATTGAGACGCAGGCGCGTGATGCTGGTAAGCGTGCGGGTGCTGCGCTTACGAATGTGTTCTTCGGCGTGTTCTCGAGTGAGGGTCGGAAGCAGGCTGGCGCGACGATCAAGAGCATCGCGAATACGATGGGCGAGGTCGGCCTGTTCATCTTCCGCGTGACGGGTTTCACACTTCTCGGAGAGTTCATCGGTGGCTTCTTTGAGGGTGCTGCGGAGCGGTTCGGCCAGGGCCTTCGGAACATGATTACGGGCGCGCTCGATAATGTGCTGCCGTCCTTCACGGACCTCGGCGATAAGGCTCGCGGTGCCGTGCTGAAGGCGTTCGGTCGGCGTGGCGGGCCGAATAGCATCAAGAACGTGCTGACGCAGACGGTTCGCGAGGCTGTGCAGAGTGCGCGCGAGACACTCGCCGGCCTCGGCGCTGGACTCGGCGGGACGCTTCAGACGATTCTCGGCGCGACGTTCACGCGGCCGGGTGGGATGAAGCCGGCGGATATTCTCGCCGAGGAGCGCAAGCTCGAGGATGAGCGCCTCGCGCTTGAGGAGAAGCGCCTGACGGAAGCGGCGAACGCGACCGAGGCTACTGAGGAGGACAAGCTCGCCCTGCGCGAGTTCTACCTGAATAAGGAGAAGACGCTTCGCGATCGCACGCTTGAGGATGAGATTCAGAATCGGCAGCGCGGCATCAATGATCTCATTGAGTCGTTCAATAAGGGCCTCATCAGCGCGCAGACATTCGAGCAGAATCTTCGCGGTCTGATCGGTGCGGATCTCGGTACGGAACTCGGCATCGCTTTTGCTGGCGCGTTTGAGCGCGAACTTCAGACCATCGTGAATACGGCGAAGGACATCGCTAGTGTGGTCGGCCAGGGCCAGCCGATCGCGGCGGGTGGTGGTGGAGTGTCGAGCGCGCTGAAGGGTGAGAATGATCGCCGCTTCCGCGAAGCGTTGGATGATTACGAGAAGCGCCGCGCGCAGCGCCGGAAGCAGGCCGAGGATTTCCGGAAGCGCGCCCAGTCGGATGGCGGCTCGAAGATCACGGATGCTGAGGCGCGTGAGATTCGCGAGATCATGGCGAAGTGGGATCGTGAGAATCCGAAGCCTAAGCGCGCCGATTTCGGTCTCGCCCTTGGCGGGATTCTGAATAAGCAGGTCTTTACGGCGGCTGAGGCTGGGAAGGAAGCGATCATTCCGCTCGATTCTGGGCGTGGCGCTCGGATGCTGCGGGATGCGCTCGGGACGGGTGGCGGCTCGACGCAAGTCATCAACCTCACCGTCAATGCTGGTCTCGGGACGAATCCAGACGAGCTCTCCCGCGTGATCGTCGACAGCATCAAGCGATTCGAGAAGCGCAACGGCAGCGTGTTCCAGGGGCCGCTTGTCAGCGTTGCGTCTAATGCTGCGGGTGTTACGTCGTCGGATTCTGGCGCGACGACGTTCAACCGCTTCAAGAGCCTACGGAGCGGCTAGTCGTGTCCCACTTCACGACGCCGGATATGCTCGTCGAGGTCGGCTTCGACTTGAGCATCTCTGGCGGCCCATTCTTGACGTTCGGCTCTTCGAGTGGGACAGCGGCGAATCCGACGAGTCTTTTCGACTCGCCGACGTACGGCTTCGGTGGAACTCTCTTCTTCGACTTGACTGATCGCGTGACGAGCGTGACGATCACGCGCGGCTTGTCTCGCGAGTTGGATCGATTCACAACGGGCGGCGCGAATATCGAGTTCGTGAATCAGGATCGCGCGTTCGATCCGTTCTACGCCTCGTCGCCATACTATCCGGACGTGAAGCCTCGCCGGCCGGTGCGGATCTCGACGATCGTCGCCGGCTCGACGGCCGTCCAGTTCACCGGGCTAATCGAGGATTGGAGTATCGCGTACACGGTAAAGGGTGACGCGAACGCGGCAGCAGCGTGTACGGATGGTTTCATCCTGTTCGGCGGTCAGCAGCTCGATACGCATACGTCGACGAGTCAGCTCCCAGGTGCTCGCATAAATGCGATCCTCGATCGTTCCGAGGTTGGCTGGCCGGCCGCTGATCGGGATATTGATACGGGGAATCAGATCCTCCAGGCGGATGTGGTCGAGCAGGGCCGCGAGGTTCTCGAGTACCTCCAACTTGTCGCCGCGTCCGAGCCGGGCCTGCTGTTCATGTCGAAGACGAACGAGGTGACGTTCCGGGATCGGAACACGGCAGCATCCGTCGGCACCGTCACATTCTCCGACGCGGGCACGGCGATCCCGTACACGGATATCCAGATCTCGTACGGGACCGAGCTTCTCTATAATCGCGTGACAGTCACGCCGCTCGGGATCGAGCCGCAGACGAGTGAGGCGACAGACTCGCAACTCGAGTACGGCACGCAGAGCCTCGACCTTTCGGGCCTCCTGATTCGTACGGGTAGTGCGGGCACGGCGGACGCGCAAGCGATCGCGGATTTCCTCGTCGGCAAGTATCGGGACCCGGATCTGCGCTTCGAGTCGTTGAGTGTTCAGCTTGCCGGCCTCGGGTCGGCTGCTCAAGCCCAGGTCCTCGATATCGAGCTCGCGGATCTCGTCCGTGTCGAGTACCAGCCGAGCGGCATCGGTGATCGTATCGTGAAGGATGCTCAGGTAATCGGCATTCGTCACTCGATCGCGCCGGATCGGCATCAGGTGATGTTCATGCTCGGCTCGACAGAGACCGCCGCGTTCGTCATTGCGGCGGGGACGAGTACGAGCGAGTACCCGTTCAGTATTCTCGCCGGCGATGATTTCGCAGGCTCGCCACTCGGACTTTAGGAAGGGTAGACTACTCGTATGGCTTGGACGACACCCCAGACAGCCGTCGCCGGCGAGGTCTTGACGGCCACGTTTCTCAACACGAACGTGCGGGACAATACGGGTTTCCTGTATACGCCGCCGATGGTGCAGGTTTATCGAACTTCTGATCTAACTTCGTACGTCGCGAGTTCTGCAATCACATGGCAGGCAGAGAACTATGACACTGACTCTATGTGGTCTAGTGGAACCAATGTCACGATAAATACTAGTGGTATTTATCTTGTAGAGTTTTCTGGTCTTTTTTCAGCATCTGCCACATTGACTGCTGTTTTCCCAGAAATCCAACTCAATGGAACAAGAGTTAGGCTTGCTAGGGCTGGATTCACTGTTACGGATTCTTATTTTAGTATCGTATCTACTCTGAAACTCGCAGCCACTAATACTATTTCGGCCGGTATAGATGCTGCTGGTGGTAGCGGATACATTCTTCGAGGCAATGCGAATATCAATAACATCGTCACTACCCGTTTGTCTGTTTCGTGGGTTGGATTTGCATCGTAAGCCATGAGTGACGCCGAGATCGAACGTATTTTCCGGAGCCTTGACAGGATCGAGGAGCGCCTGTTGAAGCTTGAGGAGCGTGAGGCGATGCGGCGCGGGTCGGATATGACGAAGGGCCAGCTCGTCGTCATCATTGGTGTGATTTCGGCGGCGACGGGCGCGGCCACGGCTCTCATTACGAGTATCATCTAGGAGACTGTTTTATGCCGTGGACTACGCCAGGAACCGCCGTCGCCGGAGCCGTCCTCGAGGCATCCTTCTGGAACTCGAACGTCCGCGATAACACGCTGCTGCTGTACGCGCAGTCGCAGTACCCGTATCGGAATCTGCTCTATAACGGGGCGATGCAGGTCACGCAGCGCGCCGCTGTCGGATCGGCGCAGACGGGGAAGACGACGACGGGCTTCTATACGGCGGATCGTTTCCAGCACGTCATTTCGTCGAACGGTACGTGGACGGATACGACGATCGCGGAGGCTCCGACGGGGTCCGGGTTTAGGAACTCGTTCAAGACGGAGTGTACGACGGCGGACGCTTCGCCGGCGGCGGGTGACTATTCGCTGGTCCGTCAGCAGCTGGAGGGTCAGGACTTGCAGCGCATCCTGAAGGGGACGTCTAGCGCGCTGCCCCTCGTCCTGACGTTCTGGGTGCGGTCGAACGTGACGGGCACGTACGTCGTGGAGTTCGAGGACCTCGACAATACGCGGTCCATTTCGAAGTCGTACACGATCAGTGCGAGCGCGACGTGGGAAAAGAAAGAGATCACGTTCGGCGCGGATACCACGGGCGCGTTTGATAACGATAACGCTGCGTCGGCGTCGTTGAACTTCTGGCTGTCGGCGGGGACGACGTATACGTCGGGGACGCTCGCTACGAACTGGGCGGCGCAGTCGAACGCGAACCGCGCGGTCGGTCAGACGAACCTCGCTTCGTCGTCGTCGCAGTATTGGCAGATAACGGGCGTACAGCTGGAGGTCGGGACTGTGTCGACTCCGTTCGAGTTCCTGCCCTACGGGGATGAGCTGGCGAAGTGCCAGCGGTATTTCGAGAAGGGCGACTCACTCGCCGTGACCTCTGGCACTAACACCGCATCGTTCGCTGTGACCAAGAGGGCGACGCCGAGCGCGTTTACCTTTACGCCGGCGGCTGGTACTGGCGGGACCATTGCCAACCTCGGCGTTACCGGTTGGTGGCAGAACAACACCAACAGTTCGTTTGCTGGTGCGACGTGGACGGCGTCGGCGGAGTTGTAGCGGGTGCCGGCTGCGTCGTTCGCGCGTGTCTGGTCGGTATGATTCGTCTCGTCA